GCCTAAGTCGGTGTTGAGCTTTCGCATATCGTATGCCGTCTGCTGCTCGATGGAGAACGGTTTGTCCTCCTCTTCTATTGTTGAGCCTAGCATCTCTTCTGCATCCGCCGCTTTCTCCTGTGGTGTTGGCGGTTCTGTTACGCCAGCCAGTAAAGCATGCTGGAGTTTTTCAAGCAACGTTCTTTCTACCTCGTGAGTGCCACCACGAATTTCATACTCCTCGTCAACCATCTCCCTTATTTTTCGCACAGCCCAAACATCTATGTTTTTTAGGTCAGTTACAGCTTCCAGGGCTTGGCACAGATTTTTATAAAATGGGAGCGTTAAATCAGCCACGCCAGCCAAAGCAACTGGCAATTTGCCCATTGACCACTCGTCTCCCTGCACAGCTTGAGTTATGAGATACATCACATTAGATATAGATTCCGTAATGCCAAGCATTAGACCGCCGGGACCATAAGTCAGGATATTCAACGGATTATAGGGGTTCATCTTCTTGCCAGTAATCTTCCTATACGCTTCACCAGCAAGCACCCCACAAACTAGCAAGCCCACAACAATTCTCAAGGCTAAGAACTTCTCTCTTGCACTAACCTTCGGGTCAACTAGCTTATTGCCTTGGTTTAAAAAGCGCTCTGCCCAGCTTCTTTGGAAGACGAAGATGTTACCCAAAACTTTACCTGTCGCCCCCATCTCGGCCGGTGCTCTCTGTGCTCGGTCATAGAGGAAGTGGACATTGTTGGTTAATTGCTGGCCATTATATCGGGCAAAGGCCTCCTTGCCGGTAACGGCAGGCATACCTTCAACTCCGTAATCAACGCTGTCCATCGCCAGTAACTCTAGGGCTTCTGCTTGTTGCCTCGGTTCAAAATCAATCAGCCCAGAATTGTTGATTAGCTTCTTTAAGTCGCCATCCTTCTCATATTGAGCCAGAGCACGGTCAACCCTGTTCATCCTGACATAAAAGCACTCAGCCCTATTGGAATGGTCTGACCAGGGGAATCCACTCGTTCTATTCGCAAGCCTTGTAAGGCGACCAAACCCCGGGATTGGTTTCATTTCCCGGAATAGCACATCCTGTATTATGCCCCTGTTTTGAGTTACGAAAAGCTCAAACCATGCCCTTCGCTCCTTGCTCATAAACCTGTTTTTGGGATGCATGAACAAACCCAGGTGAAAATCAGGATTAAACGCCCAGTTCTGAAACTTATTTCTTAATACAAGGTCCGGTCTCCAAAAGACGGCAGCAGCCACTTGAGCATATATCCGCTCAATCATGTGGACAAATAGCCCACCATCCTCACGATAGCCCTTCATTTCATTAAGCCCACGACTTAACACATTGGCTACTTGCCTTGGGTCTGCTAGTTTCGGGGCGTGTTCCGTGAATACTCTATCAAAACCCCTAATCAGCGGAGCTAGGTCAGTAAGACCTATTATCTGCTTGGTATAACTTCTATAGCGCTGAAGTATAGTGCGGTCGTCGCTAGTATATTCTATTCCTTCCCTTGTTTGTATATGCCCCTTGGCGAAAGTAGTGGCTTTCGCGGGGAATAGATACAACCGTGGCTTGACTATTGATCTGGGGTCATAGCCCGTTTTGACAATGCCCCAGTCTTGAGTATCAAGGAACTTCCTGAGAGCCTCAGCACCCTTACCCTCAAAAATGTCGGTAGCCCTTCTTAATGCCCCTCTGGGTGCGTCTGGTATATCGTTGGCTATCATGTCCACTACGCCACTATGCCCAGCGTAGGCTTCAGTAAACCTTGCATAGCGAACATCATTACGGAAGCCAAACAGTTGTCCTTCTAACTCCTTAGCCAAGTTCACTTCTTCGGCAGTAATGTCCGGTGGGGCTTTGGGTCCCATCTTATGCTTAGAAGCGATATAATCTTCAACTCGCCTTAATGCCGTTTCATCATCTGTGATGACCCTAAACTCAGGCGTTGATTGCTCCAGTTTGTTATAAAGCTGTTGCGCCTTATGACGCATGGTAAGGTGGGTCATATTTATCTTCTGCCAGACATCATAAATAGGTGCATCTAGTTCCTTCTGTAGCTTCAGGACATAGTATCGCATAGAGCGGAGCTCATTACCCCGACTTATCCTAATGGGATTCCCGTCAAAAGTTACCTCTACACCCTTTACGCTTCTAGCATTAAGCCCATCTACCGCCTCTTTTATGTCAGGATGCCTCGCCAATGATTCCTCAACCTTAATATCCCACTCGGCAAGGACAGCCTCATCATTCATAGCCCTGATTAGAGCCTTGCCCTCGCTTTCAGTAATGAACTTGGTGGCACTTTGGTAGCCAGTAGCCCGTAAGCCTAGTTGTTCTACTAAGTGGTTAAAGCCCTTCTCAGTCAGCTTCTTGGTTCTGATAAGGGTATCTTTCAGGGTCTCAATCTTCTTTTCTGTCTTGAGAGTGATAACCGTTTTGCCTCTAATGGTCTTCGGTCGAGCCTCTTTAACCCGCTTCAGTATCTCTGCCAATTGCTCCTGTGGGATAACCCTCAGTTGTCTGCGTCCAGCTACTTCACTGAATATCTTTTGCAGTTGGGTCTTGGGTAGTCCCTTTATCCTAGCCCAAGCCATAATGGTTGAGCGGAGGACAGTAGCTTCGGGTAAGTCAGGTCTCTTGACAAAGCTCTCTAAAGTATTCTTGACATACTTTAATTCCCGCTCCAACCCCTTCAGTGCTTCCCTAGCTACTTTTGCCTCATCACCAGTCAATCCCTTGATTGCTACCTGAGCTGCTTCCACTTCAGTTTCAATATCAGAGACAAGGGATTTGAGTTCCTCTGTTATTGGAGGTTTGGGTATAGGTACAGGCTTAACCTCTGGGGGTTTAGGAACTTCGGTTACAGCTATTTCTCTTTCAAGTTCCTTGATTCTAGTTAAAGATTTGCCAGCATCTTCAATCGCATACTTCAGTTCCTCCCCGCTCTCATAGCCCATCTCAGTAGCAATGTCATCAAGTGCATACTCCCAAGGCACTACCTCTCTCGTTACTTCCTGTTTTCTCTCTGGAATATACTTTCCCAATTTAGTAGTATGTGCCTTGACTGTAACTATCTGCTTGCGAGTGGTTAATAGACTGGGTGGTATTTCTTCCCTGCCTTTTATATCACGATATTGCCTAGGAGTAAGGTCAGAAACTTCCCCTTTATACCAGCCGGTTTTTTTAATCAGATTAACCAACTTAGTCGCAGGTTCAGTTTCAAGCCATTCCTTCAAGCCAGCAAGTTCAGTCTCCATTTCATATAACTCTGCCTTGACCCTTTCCTCCTCAGTTATTTCTGGTTTAACTTCTTCAACCACCGTAGGCTTAATAACAGGCACACCCTTCTTAATCTTCTTGGCTGCTTCCTTGATTGCCTTCGTACCCTCTGGTGTTCTGGCTGCTTCACTCAAGGCTTTTAACTTTGCCTGGTCAATGGTTAAGTCCCCTTCCAAAAACTGGGTGACATTCTCATTGAAGGTATCTACCAATTTCTCTGGTTTATACCACTGACCGGTTCTCGGGTCCAGTTCCCAGCCCTGAGCCTTTTTATCTTCTGGCGATACTGTTTGGGCAACTTCAGGGGAGACATGCCGCAACGACATACCCCCACCAAATATAGCGAATGGTGAGGTTGCCATCAGTGTCCTGATGATGGTTTCATCCACCCTCTCAAATATCTGCCTGTCCTCATCGTAGGTTCTGACAAAGGCGTTATGAATAGCACCTTGAGTGACCTCCTCTAGCGACTCAACCACTTCAATGATTGTGAATGTCTTTACCCCCCTCTTGAACAAACCCATCATTGTCCGGTTAACTACTGCTTTCTGTATATTTCGCTTGAACAGGTTGAAGGCTGGCGATATCGCTTTCAGCAAGGGAAGGTCGGTTACTGCTTCTACGAGGGCTATTACCATACCTATAGGGACGGCTATCTCAGACGCTTTGTCTTCCGGGGCACCACTCGCCAGTAAATCCTCATACAAGTCTTGCGACTGGGAAGGTGTGGCCATAGCAGTGCCGGCAGCTAAACCGAGATAGGGGTTCTTGGTAGCAAAGGCAACGCCCAATGTTGTTCCAAGAACACTGAGCGAGAAGGTGGAAGCATCACCGATTATATAAGCCCAATAGCCAGGCTCTTTCAGGAGTTCAAGGTTTTGAGTAATATCTTGCTTATATCTGGGTGGGGGTTGGAGTTCTGGGTGCTTTGCTATCCACTCCTCGTTTTTAACCTGGTTCCTAGCATAGATTTTCCTGAACTCATCCCGCATAGTTTGGTTGAAACGATTCTGTGCCTCCGCCTGTTCAGGTGTGTAGGCAACTCCTATTTCAGGAGCCCAGAAGGGAAATACCTGTATCTTACGTCTCTCCCCCGGCTTGACATCCTTGAAGGCTAAGTTAGGCAAAGTAGATACAAAGTATTGTGCTGTCCTATGTAAAAGCTGCCTTCCCCCCGTTACCAGAGCATTCCAAGCAATCTCATACCAAGGCTTTTCAAGATATAGACCCTCTTCAGTTATTGCCCCGAATTCGGCTACTTGGTCAACCTTACCAAAGATTAACTTTAGGTCTTCCTCGCTTGCCCCCATCTTTCTGAGCAGCTCTTCAGTGTCCTCAGTTCTACCTATTTCTCTAATAGCCCTCAAGAACTCATCTTGTGCCTGCTCAGCCCTCATCCGCTCTGGCTCTGGCATCTCAGGAGAAATCGCCATTTCAGCCAGTAGTTCCTCAATATCCTCTTCTGGAAATACCCTGCCGAAGACACGCTCAACCTCTTCCCACTCTCTCAGCCGTCGCCAGTACCCGGGGTCAGCCATCTGAGCTTCAGCCAAAGCCATCTCAGCCTCGACCTCAGCCCGTTCAGCCTCATACTCTTCCCTGGTATAGCGTTTCCCTTCAGGTGATATTAAGCCCTCATCCTTAGTAATCTCCCAGCCTGTGGAAGTAATATAGCTGATAGAAGGCTCTACGCCATCTCCACCCGGTGTGACCTTCAGCATCCAGCCACGCTCTAGCTCTACACCATACTCTTTTGCCTCTTCAGCAGTAAAGAACCCAGGCATTTGTGGGAACGCTGGAGGTTTGACAGCCCGCTGCCTCTTAACAGCCTCAGTTAGCCTCGGCATGAGCTTTCTAGTCTCAGCCAAGCTGGTGCCGTAGCGTTCAAGTAAGTCTGAGATACCATTCATCTAACTACCCAATCTCCATTTATAGTCATAGCCCTTTGGCCTCTCAGGCCAAGCGTGTGAGCCTTTATCGCTCTCAAACAGCCTGTGGAATAGTCCGCAGTCACAACATCCCAAAACAATGCCATTACCTTTGGAGAACCACATATTAGGCATGAGATTTTGTTCATCCCTGTCTTTTCTCAACTCCCAGCCTACCCTAGTGCCAACTCTTTCTCTCAACTTGGCAAGGCATATTATCAACATCGTCAGGAAGCGATACATCATCATACGCCCTCTTCAATCCTCCTGATTTTAGTAATGCAACCACGGGGAATAATTTGCCTATCATCGCACTTACTTCGTTTAAGATTTTGATAATAGGAACGCATTGGAGATATGACTAGGTATTTGCGGTTTGACTTTACTTGCCAACCCACAGAAACACAGTGGAGAACATAGTCGGTGCAATCTTTATCCTCGTATTCCCAGCCTGTGTGAGTGGTAATGTCATCCCATTCAACGACTATTAAGGGTAACTTACGCATTATTCTTCAACCTCGCTCGGTTTTCCTTTAATCTTCAGCTTGGCTTTATCAATCAAGTTCTGAAGCACATTAGTCCGCTGCCCTGTCTTGGGCTGTTCAGGTGTCATGGCCTCTTGAAATTTCTTAATCACGTCATCCTTTGTCCACTTAATCGTCATCAGTTCTCCTCTTACCTCTTTTGAGGGCTAACTATCCTGGCATCGCGCAGTATATCCCGCGCCTTAACCTTCATCGTGTTGTAGTCTACTCTCCTTGCTTCCTTCTCTAGCTTGACTGTTATTCTATGTGTGAATGGCTTGGTGACAAATTCGACTATTCCACGCCATATCTTACTGGCAAACCCGAACCAGCCACCAAAACTGACATGAACTCCGGGGCGGAGTTCATGTAGGCATTTCTCACAAAACAATCCCTGAGCATATTTGTGCCGGATACCATACTCCCCAACGTCCTCTTTACACCTTGTGCATCTATGGTGCGTCATTAGACTTCCTCCTCCTCCACTGGCTGTCGTCTACCACCCCCTGGTCTACCTCCACCCAGTAATGGCATCAGCTTCTCCATACCAAGTCCCTTAGCCTCTACCTGCGGAACCTTTGCCTCTTCTGGAAGTGGTTGCGGCATCTGTGCTCGTTGTCTGATAATTGCACAGCCTCGTTCCGTCAGCATCATTGACTCTATTTTCCTCTTATCGGCATCACTACCCTCAAGCTCTTCCGCTTCCTCGGCATATCTACAAGCCATCTCAAATAGCCCAATGGCAGGGTCAGCCGCTTTAGCTTTCTCTATCTCAAGCTCCCGTATTATCCCGTCCGGGTCGTCAGCCATTAGAATATCGGTCAGCCTCACCTTTAACGGTAATTCCCCCCGAGCTGCCTCAAACATTGCTAGGTTGACAATTTCCTGCTTCTTGCTCTTGGCCATCAACTGGTTTGTTATAGTATAGGTGCCAGGGTCTCCTAGTTGCTGCACTGCATACTGCCGTTTCCTGCCAGTAACACCAAGTGAGATTTCAGACTTACCCTTTTCAGCCTTCTCACTAATTATTCTATACTGGTCAATCATCATCCGGGATAATTGCTGGCGGAACATAGTCAAGGCTTTTACCCGAGGATAGTGCCACCTCGCTAGTAACTCTATTTCAGCCTGAACCTCTACCGCTGACGGTGGCTGGGTATAAGACCTTGGCAAAAGCGGTCCCCCCATCTCTATCATGTTCTGAACATCTGCCCGACTAGCACGGAAGGCATTGGTTATATCTCCCCTGGGAAGAAGCTCGTGCTTCTCACCCTTTTTGACCTTTATTGTTTGTCCCGTTTTGGGTGGCTTATCTACTGCCGTCCCAGGCTCTTCCGTTTCCTGCTCATACGGAGGGAAAAGCACATCCATGCCTAAAGTCTGCTCAATGGACACTTGGCGACTGCGCTCTTCATATAGACCCCGGCTCAAAAATAGTAAATCCTCACCCTCATGCTCTATGTATCCTTTGTCCCTAAGCATAAAGCCAGAAGAGGGAATTACTATCACGAAGGGGGGATAACCAAAGGGATTCTTCTCTGTTTTGAATAACTCCTCACCGAACCATATCTCGTGTTTATCCTTATCCCAAAAATTAGTGACCTCTATTTCTTCCTCTCCCAGGTCTTTACCGTATTCTAAAAGTATCCTTGCCCCACTACGGAAGGTCTTCGGCGCCGCCCACTCAAGCCCGTTCTTTCCGAAGATAAACGGGCACCAGCGCATATCCACCGGTAGGCAATCTATTTTGTATTCGCTACCTTCAAACCAGGAAGTCCAGCAAGCTCCAATCAGGCTCCTGATACAAACGTGGTTGCAGAGCCAGGTAAATAAATCTGCCATGCCTCTTCGCCCCAATTGTTCATCCGCTTGGACCAGGTTGTCTTCGATAAAGTTCTCGATAACATGCTTCTGCTTATCGGACACTTTGGTGTTACTCTCAATCACGGTCTGCCATATCGCACCCATAAGGTCTCCGATGATAGCGTTGGCATATATAGCTGGCCAGTTCGTGGTGACATTGATGACATTCTCTATTTCTACGTTGGCAAAGTTCTTCATTTTGAAAGGAGTCAGATAAACCAAGTCCTTGGTCTTATCCATGCGGTTGTAAAGCGGCTGGAGTTCTTCCACCCTCTTCTTGACAATCTCTAATGTTGTATCCATTCATTACTCCTACATGTAACTACTGGCTTCACTCTCACCCCGCTTCCTAGTCACATATCCAAACCTGTCTATCAGACCGTAGATGACTGCCTTAATCCCGTGATTGTTCTTGTCCTCTGGCTGCTTCCCCACGACCGCCCCGACTCTATCTTCTTTCCACTTGAAGGGTGCCGCCTCCTCACTAAACGGATTCGGGCAGACCCCGAACTCTGAAAGAATCCCTTTGCACTTTGGGTCAACGAAAAACCTGGGCTGATGGTCTATCGGATTGACAGTCAAGAAGGTATGCAATCGCTCCCGGCCCGCTGCCTCTTCAATTGGCTGTGAGGATAGGGATAGTTTGGCTTTCTCCTGCCATACCTCGGCGACTGCCGGCATAGCTTGGTGCTGTCTCGCTGCAATGTCTACGGCACCACCGGCCACCAGATGCCACCATGACCGTTGCAAACAGATGTCAATAATCTGCTCGGTAACCAAGCCCTGCTCGTATATCTCATCTATAACTTGAACCACTTCCCCGGATACCTGCACCACCTCAACCGCATAAGCCCCAGCATACCCAGGGTCAATCCAGAGGTAGACAGGAGCATCCTTGGTCTCCATCTCCTTGACATGGATAAGATACCTGAACTCGGGGTAGACAAGCCCCTTCGGTGGACAGGGAACGCCCCCAAACCGCTCAAGGAAATAGTCCTCAGAATACTTTGCCTTCAGGCGCTGTATCTCCGGGTCATTGTAGCCATCAGGGTAGACATATCGGTTGCACCACGATGGGAGAGAAAAGGACTTACCCGCCTGCTGGGGGAGCTGATAGAGCTTCCACTTCTCGGGAAACCAGCCAAGCGAACTCTCAAAAGTCCCGGTGCCGACTACCCAGCCCCTCTTCTCGGCTGTTCTATCACACAGCCTGGTATATTCCGTATGTGTTATCTGGGCTACCTCAGCAATAAGGATTCCGTCTGGAGCCTCAAACCCTACCTTCAGCCAGTCCTTCAAACTCCAAGTCTTGACTGTGGCCCCAGTGTTGAGTTTCATGTGCCATTGGCCATTCTGGGGAGTATGGACATCTTCCGGTGGCACGGCCCCAAGGGCTATCATTGCCTTGGCTATATACTCAAATTCCTGGTGACACCTATCATAGTCTCGGCCGGCTATCCAGTAGAGGTCTCCTTCCCAGAACCGCACATTGAAGTATTCAGCGGCCACATAGCTCTTACCACCGCGTTCTCCACCGGCGCCAAGTATCTCCCTCTCATTACATAGGATAATTGGCTCCTGCTCGGGTCCCCACTCATGGCCAAGAGCTAGCCGTATCTCGTTAATGTCGTGAAGAAAGTCTGCTTCAGTCCTTGTCTTTGTTACCATAATGTCACCATATAGAGACTTAATATCGTATCTGGCTGGGACGCACTATTAGCGTTATGGAAGGTTATTCCTTGTCTTTGCTCCCGTAACCCCTTAACCTTCCCAGTAGACCTTTGAGCAATTCTGCCATGTCTTTGCCAGGTTCAACCTCTACCTTGCTGGGTGGATAATCTCCACTTAATTTACTTAGCTCTGCAACCGACAAGACCACCTCTTTGGCTGTTACTGGCTTCTTTATCTCTTCTCTGCCAAGTTCTGATAGTCTTTCCTTACGTTCCTTGACTGTCATAACGGTTTCAGCTTCAGTTTTCCCTGCCAGCTCTTTTATTCTTATAGAGATGTCACTTTTTGTCACTAATTCATGTGCTGTCTGACGTGCCCTTGACGGCTTATAGCCGGCCTCTATAGCAGCATCCTTCTGAGACATACCCTTGAAGAGAGCAAGGGCGAACTTTTCATGTCTCTTATTCTTTAGTGTCGGCATACTTCCCCTTAATAAGATAGGCCACCGGGGGATTGAAAGCCGAAGCTACTCAGCATTACTGCTGAATTACCCCAGTGGCCTATATATAGTAGGCTATATATAAGAAGCCCGACCTCTTTCAGCCGGGCATACTTATAGCCTTCCCTTTAGAAATAACATACTATTCTCAACTTGTCAAGTTTTGGTATGCAAACGCATACCTTTAGCTTTAAGGCGATACCGTGTCCGACTTCTTACCCATTGCCGATAAGTCATCCCTTTTCTGTCCTCGGTATCTATCCAGCGAGGGTTTTTACCGCTGGCTATATAGCTCACCGCCGACCTGATACGCTTATAGACCTCAAACTCATCCATATATAGGTTTTTGGCAATCTCTAACTCCGATAATCCCTTACAATACTTATCCTCCAATAGATAGTGGTCAAGCCCCGTTCTAGCCAAGCGGATGTCAATTTCGGCCGCAATCTGGCACACTAATTCAAAGGGAGCTCGCTCAGTAATTCTTCGCTGAATACCTACATATCCACTATCTCTTGGCTCCGGCGGGTAATTGCCCTCTCTCAAGCTCACCAACTGAGGCAGCAACCACTCTATTTGCTCAAGATTAAAATACACGGCTCCAGGAGCCACCCAAATCAACTTGCCTTTCTCTCGGTATTCCTTCACTACACGACCTGCTTAGGATACTCCGGTGGCTTACGCATTAAGCGGTCTATCTCCTCAAGATTCTCGACGTCTCTATATATGTCTGCCAGCAGGTCAAGTTTTAGACCATAGAGCTTCCACTGGAGCTGAATCAGCTCAGCCAGAGATGCCGGTGGTAGACACATCCATAGTGGCCAAGTTTGCATATCGCTCCTATATAAAAAAGGCGACTCGGAAGGGGTCGTCCCCGTCCCAAAGTCGCCTCCTGTATATGCCCGGTCAGCTCATCGCCTCCGAGCCAGGTCAGCTATTCAGTTTTACTTTTATCCTCTTTACTGATTATACGATGAACGTCATATTTTACGTCAACTACTCTATGGTCAGTGACCTTAACGATAAGCTCCCCATTACCTGCCTTCAAGAGGTGCTCCAGGTCTCTCAGCACCAGCTCCTTATCTTTCTTTAAGTCTACTTCGTTTCCTGGCACTCTTCAAGCTCCATTTTCAATTGTATATCTGGCTGCTTAACCGCTTTGCCTTTCTTCGGGGGCATATTATGAATCTTATTCCAGTAACTAGACCGCTTGATGTCCTCTCGCTTTATTAAAGGAAATGGATTGACTACTACCCCTTTTGTACTGTTCCGTATTTCTCTCCTCTTATTCTCTATCTCAATAATTTTGTCTAAATATTCCTCATCAAACCATTCTATCCCTCGGTCATGGTATGTCCTGTGGCACCGCCGACAAAGTGGGATTGTTTCAGAGCTGAGTTTACCCTCACGGCAATCATAGTGGTGGTCATCAACAAATTTATCAGAACCACATATATAGCACCTTTTTATGTCATCTTCTGGCACTCTGTAAACTCCTACCTATTAGCATTCTTCGCAGAATACTCAGGTAATATATAACCTTCGTTATCTGTCAAACCTTTAACGATAACATAGTTCCTGTGTTCACGATGCAATTTCTTTAGACACATCGAGCAATCCACAGGCTTATCAGTTTCAGTCATATAGTCCGCAATAGTCCAGCTGCATAACCTGATAGCGTATCCCCAGGGGGCTACCATCCTATGAACTCTTCTGCCGCAAGCTAAAAAGCCATTGCATTGTTCTATCATTCCCTCATCTCCTTTTCCACAAATTCCTCGGTTTAATTCTTGTCATTGAAGCGTTAAGGCAACATCGGGTCAGGTTCAAGTGGCTCGTGGAAGTAATCATCGTGATGATATTTGAAGCATACTCCACACCAGCACAACATTTTCTCCGATGTATCCCCGTCGAACTCACATAGTGGGCATTCTCCATACCGCTCGGCCTTTTCCGCTTCGCCATATAGCTTATCAAAGTCTAGCTTCTCCAGCTTAAAGCTTCTTTTCATTAACTCCTCCTTAACACTTGATTGTCACAAACTCCTCACCATTCCAGTTCATGCGCTCTATGACTAGCTCAGATATATCATAACCAGCAAACCGAGCCACTTCCAGCTTGCTTTTTGCTGAGCAGTAACCCCTTGCCTTGCCATCTTTACTTTTGAAGCTATACCAGTGCTTCATAGCAACTCCATCACATACTGATTGTCCTTGCGGAGCTTGATTAGCCTGTAGAGCTTTGGATTCATTTTTTGCATTATTTCTTCCCACCGCTTGTGTGCAGTGCAGGGCATACAGCCAGTCCTGTTTTCACCTAAACCATAAATAGGATTGATAGGTAATCGTTCTTGGTTCATAAAATCCCAAACTTCGCTTTGTTTCCACCATAGAATCGGATGTATTTTGCAGATGTTCCAATGCTTGTAATGAAAACAAATTCCCTCTCGCCGGGCGTGGTGCATCCTCTTCCAACTTTCGGAAGCCGTTATACCAGTAAAGGTGCCCAAGTAAGCATTAGATTTGACCTGCTGATACATAGGCTTCTCCTTCAGCCAATAACAGCATCGCCTTTTATCCCTTGGAGACGGAAAACCATACTGTTTAACGCAATCCCAGAATGTCTTTATTGGATGAGTTACTATAATATTTAATCCCCACTCATCCTCTAATTGAGCAACAAACCTCACTGTCTCGGGATATTCAACTCCCGTATTGCAGAAAACTACTGGCACATTAGGATTAACCTGAAGACAGAGCCAGAGCACAATTTCACTATCCTTACCACCTGAAAAAGCAATAGCCACCTTATCACCGAACTCCTCAAAATGATTGACGATTATTTCCCTAGTCTCAGCCAGCTTGACTGAGAATGGTCTATCTACCTTTTCTTTAACTTCACGCAGTAAATTCACCTTAGCACCTCTATGTCAACTTCTATAGTGAGTTCAATTCTCGGCGGACTGCCAAACCTCTTTTTAATCAATGCTGTGCATATCTGGGAATCATTCTTATAAACGAACTTCTCCAGGGCATCAGTAAGCAACTTGGCATAATTATCATAATCGGGACGGGACACTGGCATTATTACTCGCTTCGGCAGGGACTTCGGGCGTTCCCGATAGAAAGTTGCTTCCAAGCGGAGAGGAACTCCATCTTCAAAAGCCCCGAGCTCCATAACCTGAGTGCGTATCATTGCCTCAATCATCGCCTCAGCATTTCGGCTTTTTTTAGGCGTGTAGGTATGTACTCGGCCATGTATTATCGTAGACCGAGGTCTAGCTTTTGGAGTAGGTTCAACATAGATGACAGTTTTAATCTTATTCATTCACTCTCCTTTCATAACTCCATCACCATCTGTCTGCATCTATTGGCTGCTATCTCACAATACTTCTCTTTTATTTCGACTCCTATACACTTGCGCCCTAATTTCTTAGCTTCTAGTGCTGTTGTGCCGATACCTAAGAACGGGTCTAATATCAGCTCATTGGATGGCACGCTCCAACACTGAATAATTCCTGAAACCATCAAGGCTGGCATAACAGCGGGATGACTAGGATTATAATCTGGCTGTATGTCTTCCCATACAGACCTACACCATTTAGTTTTGAGGCTTACATCAAGGGGGGGATATTGATATGCACCTTTCCTCCCTCCTTCCCTTCTAAAGAATTGCACCTTAGAATGCTGAACTAATATCGCAGGGCTACCGGGGGCACATTCCAATCTCTTAGCCTTATTATTTGTCCACCTGCCCCGGTACCAAATGGCTTCTCCTTTGTAATAAAGATGATTCATAAGATAAGTGATGAGCATTGCGCTAGTTCCCATATTTGACTGCTCTTTTTGCCAAGGTTGTGCATGGGGATGTTCCGGCGATATGTGCATATCAGCTAATTCAAATATGCACCATCCCCCAAGACGCAATTTGAAAAGTGCTGCACCAAAGCACTCACGCAAAAAGTCATAGTAATCATATAATGTATCCCACATCTGTAATTCATATTCCTTACCAGCATTGAAAGGCGGTGAGGTCAAAAGAAGCTGCACACTTTCATCGCTGAGTAATGGAAGCATATCCCTGCAATCCCCGTGATATATAGTTACATAAGAGTCTTGATAATAAGGCTTCATTATCCCTTCAGTCCCCTGTAGTCAGCTCCCTCATTCAAAACCAGATAGCTTGTAACCACATCCTCAAACCTCGATTTCACTCTCTCCGGCAGCTCACTGATTTCCCGATTACTTGTCACGATGGTAAACAATTGCCTGCCATACCGGGCAACCACTATCCTCTCTAGTACCCGGTCACCAAAGTCACTGTCACTTCCGCCGGCGCCGATGTCGTCCACGATGAGCCTCTCGGCGTAGCAGTAGTTATCCAGTATCACATCATAATTCATTTCAGGGTCGTCGATTGCCCGCCGCAGTGTGCTTAGCATCTCTGGCATTTTCATCACTCGGCAAAACTTTCCCCGCTTGTAAAGCTCAATTGCCGCCGCTTCGCAGAGGTGCGTCTTGCCGTTCCCCACTCCCCCATAGCACAGTAGCATGAATTCTGGTCCGGCAAGCACGGCTTTGAACGCCGCCAGCGCACGCTCGGTGCCGGGCATTGGCTTAAAGTTTTCAAAGGTGTTATCCAGGCTCATCACGCCCAGGGACTTGCTGAGCCGCTCTCTGTTGCTCGACGAGTCTGTCGAGTCTGGGGTCCGGGGACGGCTTGGTATATCCGTCCCGTGGGGGTATTTTCGTAGAATGTCCCCGATATGCTCCACCTTGCCCTCCTTTCTTATCTCTCTTGTCCCAGGCTAATATAGTGGCGTAGTGGTTTTTGTATTTATCACCCTTACTGGCTATATAAAGTGATAGATTCTCAATCCGGTCTTTGGCTCCTGCATCCCCGAATTTCTCTATTAACTTCTGATGCTCTTCCCTGGTCATCTTATTGACATTCGGGAATTCCGGGTAAGCTATATATATAGTTTTATTTACTTTACTTTCCTTTACTTTACTTTGTGTATTATCAGAGGTAGAAACTGGGGTTTTCTTGCCAGAAACTAAGTTATTGGTAGTAGAAACAGGTCTCTCAGGCACAGGGCGGTTTCTGCCCTTATAAACATCTGCAATATTGTTTACTAAGTTCTGGCACCAGATGATTTTACACTCACGCCAAAGCTGGGCATCAATGGCTTCCAATTCACAAAGCATTTCCATAATGGCTGACCCCCGCTCTTCATTAACGGAAGTTTTTGCCAGTAATAATTGCCATTTAATGGGGTTTCTACAGTCAATAACGTGGTTTTCGGTACTAGAAACCTTTTCCAGCAACTTGAACCAGAAGGCATAACCATCATTACCAAAGCGACTCTGTAGAATGGTCAAGGTGTCTCCCTCACTCGCCTTGGCATCATGTGGGAAGTAATCAACTGTCTGCTTTTGTGGTCTAGCCACTTACCCGCCTCAAAGTCTAAATAATATCAGCTGCCTTGTAGCTGATGAATCGGTCTCTCTTATATCTTCCTTGCCGGGAAGGGGTACTATTCTGCCCTCTCTATATTCCTTGCTATAGGCCGGGAAGGCAGTCTTTTCATTCTTCAAGCCAAACCGACTCCAGTGGTCATGCCATATAGCGCAACGTAACTTCTCGTGGTTAGCGATTTCTACTGGCAGCAACCTCTTTTTCTCCTGGCCATATTCTTTCAATTCGCCGACTCGTTTTATCTTGGTAAGTTGGTCCTCCCGACACTCCACCTCTATATAGTCGTCCACCATTACCGTTATGCCCAGGGTCTGCTCGCCTTTGTATAGGCCACCGATGACAAAGCCCGCGCGACCGTCCGGTAGCCTTACCCTTTTGTCCAGGTCAAAGGTTATCATCACTTACCTTTATAAATAGTTTGCCTATAGCAGGAGCCAATTCTGGCTCAATAAGTAACTGCTTAATAAATCTACCCTGGGCATTGTAGAGCCGTAAGGATAGATAGACTTGCTCATCATGTGTCTGGACTTTGACTAAGCAATAGGTCCTGCCGTTATGCTGGACAGCACCTAACTTGGCAATCACAGTAAGGCGATATTTACCAAATTTGAACCCAACTTTTTGCTTATCCATTCCTATGCTTTTCCTTCTTGGCAACACGGGCTGACATTACTAGGGCGGCAAAGGGATTATTACGATGGAAGCCACCCACCTTATTCAGATGAACCCACATAGCAGCCCAATAGCCGAACATCATAAATTTATACCTAGCCAAGCTATCCCATGCTTTCCTTTCAGCTTCGTTTAATTCTTGTGCCAGCTTATCCTTCACTTCCTCATCCTTTATATTTAATTAGCCCTCGCTCTATCGCTACGATAGTTCTTAATAGTATGCGTGCTAATGTTTAGAGCTACTCCAATCTCCCTGTTGGTCTTACCATCAGCGATAAGTTCCAGGATTTGCTTCTCTCTACGGGGCATATAATAGTTGACATACTTTAGTGGCATGGCAGCTCCTGTCTTAGCCTATCTATCAATTTCCCCAAGCCATCATCACTTAATCTAAATAGCCCATCAGCCAAGTGATACATATTTGAGAACTCCCCTTTGGGAAAGCTGCCCACAATGAACAACAGACCGCCTTTCCCTTTAATGTAGCCAGCCTCTAAATGGGCATCCCGCCCGCAGGGATTGAGTAATACACAACAGTCAGCCCAGTCTAGGAAATATTTGTCCACTTTGAAGGCTTTCCTTGAGTCCTCGGTCTGCAAAGCGGTAATGCCATCATCATCAGGATAAGTAACATCAGGCCACATAAAAATGTGCTGCCCTTCCCCCATCTCAGCAAAGCAATATACCTCAAAGCCATGCTCCCTCAATGCTTCAGCTAGGAGCTTAACGCCATCCTCATTCTTCCAACTTGACGCTATATAGACCTTC